AAACATGAGACCCGTAAAGTGCCGGTCCCTCGAACTTTCCCTGTTCCGAGGGAGTAAAATATACGGTAAAATATGGGTATCGCTTTTCGGAGGTAGCGTTGGAACCTAGTCGTTCCATAAAACCTCGCGTTATAATCAGGGTAAATAAACCTTATTTACAACCTTATTACCAGGTGCCTTTAATGGAGCGTAAAATACAAGAAGTAGATTTAGGCATGCCTGTGTATGGTTTCACTCTCCCTCACCCTGATCCTGACGACCCCCACACTGTTTTATGTGGACTCCTGAAGAGAGTGGCCGTCGAGACTCCTGTTCCCGACGAAGATCTATTGAAAGATATTAATGACAGATTTATGCCTCGCTTACTTGAGGCGTTATTTCCAGATCCATTGTCTTTATGGACTGATTTTAGCCACCTAGAGTGGCTTAAGAAAACTACTTATGAATTATGGCGCCGGAACCATCTCTTAGATATAGTAGATAAAATGAATTATGATATGATTTATGATTACTTTACAAAGAATGGTTATTCTCAGAAAGAGGTTGAGAAGTTATTTAAAGTTGACGGCTTCATTAAGGATGAATGTTATCCTGAACCTAAAAATTCACGTGGAATTAATGCACGTAAAGATGAAGGTAAAGTTTTCTTTGGACCTATATTTAAAGCTATAGAGGAAATTGTCTTTAAGTTGAGCTTTTTCATTAAGAAAATACCTAAAACTCAGAGAGCTCAACACATTATGGACGCGATCTTTGCGCCTGGAGGTCTGTATGCTTCAACGGACTTCACTTCTTTCGAATCATGTTTTAGGAAGAAAATAATGGAAACCTTTGAACGACCTCTTTATTTCCATTTAATTAAGGATACACCCATAGCTAATTTATTTATGATGGTGTATGATAGATTCATTCTAGGTTTAAATAGGATTATTTTTAGATACTTTAGAGTAGACATTGAAGCGACCAGAATGACAGGAGAAATGAATACTTCTTTAGGTAACGGTTGGACTAACTTGTGTCTAATACTTTACGTACTCGAGCAGAGTGGGTCCGACATTTGGGCTGATTTGCTAAATGTACCGTTACGTGTGGAGGGTGATGACGGTGTCACCCGAGTCGATCCTGTACTTAAGATGAAGGATGACTTATTTAAGAAACTGGGTTTTGTAGTTAAAATTGATTATTTTGAACGGCTTAACTTGGCGAGTTTCTGCGGGAATGTTTTTGATGTGGAAGATTTGGTTATTATACCTGATATTCGTAAGGTTATTGTAAGTTTCGGGTGGACTCGTGCTATTTACCGAAATTCTAAATCCTCGAAACGAAAGCAATTACTAAGAGCTAAGGCCTTTAGTTTGCTTTACGAATATGCTGGTTGTCCTATTCTTCAGAATTTGGCTTTAAAAGTTTTAGATTTAACTAAAGGTTTTAAATGTCTATTCAATTTATCTGATAGTTATAAACGAGATATGCATCGCCTAATGATGGACGATGTCAAGAAGAACAAATTACCTACTCGAGACATTCCTAATAATACCCGACTTTTAGTTGAAGAGCTGTATAAAATTCCTGTTACCATGCAGTTGGAACTTGAATCTTATATAGATTCTTTAACTGAAATTCAACCCTTGAAACATCCGTATTTTGATAGTATACTACCTAATGTGTGGCGACAAGTTGATGATATGTATGTAAAACCTTATGATCGCACTCTAGAAAAATACTTTTGGATGGCTGAGGAAGAGCCTATTCCTTGGACCGAAAACTTTGTTGATGATGTTTACAAGAGATA